CCTCCAAATGTTGATGTAAATGTAATATTCAACACTATGGGCAAACTGATTGAGGTCATGAAAGAGCAACTTGACAGAGAAAAGGAATCGGGATAAGATGTATATGGGCTGGACGATCCCTTAAGCTAAGTCACAAAAGCCAAATCCGTATTTAACTAAAATGTCATTTGAATCTTTAAAAAAACAATCCAAACTCGGTTCTCTTACTGATAAGCTGGTAAAGGAAGTCGAAAAGATGAATGCTGGTTCCCAAGGTGGAACCGATGAACGCTTCTGGAAACCTACTATGGGTAAGGGAGATGTAGGTTCTGCGATTATTCGCTTCCTACCAGCTCCTGATGGTGAAGATCTACCTTGGGTAAAAATGTATAATCATGCATTCCAAGGCACTGGTGGATGGTTAATTGATAACTGCCTCACTACACTTGGTCAGAAATGCCCAGTGTGTGCATCAAACTCAGAACTCTGGAATTCTGGAAATGATCGCGATAAGGATATTGTTCGTCAACGTAAGCGTAAACTATCATACTACGCAAACATTTATGTGATCAAAGATCCTGCTCAACCAGAAAACGAAGGTAAAGTATTTCTCTTCAAATTTGGTAAGAAAATTTTTGACAAAATTCTGAATGCAATGCAACCAGAATTTGAAGACGAAGAACCAATCAATCCTTTTGATTTCTGGAAAGGTGCAAACTTCCGCCTCAAAATTCGTAAGGTAGAAGGATATTGGAACTACGATAAGTCAGAGTTTGATTCTCCAGAACCTCTTCTGGATGATGATGATGCCTTAGAAGCACTGTGGAAGCAAGAATATTCACTTTCTGCTATTGTTGCTCCTGATCAATTCAAATCTTATGATGATCTAGAAAAGCGTCTTAATAGTGTTCTTGGTATTGGTAAGGTTTCTCCTAAGTCCTCAACTGCGGATGAAGAAGATGAATATGAATCTTATGTTCCTAAGCAAAACATTGAAGAAAATGTAATGCAAGAACTTGAAGAGTCATACCGTAAGAGTAAGTCTGTTCCAAGTGTTCCAGAAAATCTTCGTTCTGAACTTAGCAATCTTTCTTCCGATTCAGATGAAGATGATGAGACCCTCTCATATTTTCAGAAACTTGCAAACGAGTGATCAAGTATAAAGTCTGATATTATCACCACGCTTAAGGTTCTCAGTGACATATTGCTGAGAACCTTTTTTGTAAGGCATAATATCATCCATATCATTAAATACTACATTCAGATATCTTGGTTTAAGAACATAGATATTTCTCTTTTTTTCTTGAAGTTGATTTTCATATTCGTAATTTGTTACTTCCCTTACAAAAGAAGTTGAAGGAACAACCACAGAATATCCAAGTCCAGGATCCCAATATTCATAATATCGTGGATTAGTGGGATTACTATTTAAAGAATTCTCTGAGACTGTATAAATGATTTGTTCTTTTCCTGAAGTTGATATTGTTGGAATTATAACATTTGGAATATTTGGAAGTTCATATGTAAAATAATCACCAAATGTTCCGGTAATAACAAATCTTCCATTGTATTCATTTTCAGAAACTCCCTCGATTAAAACTTGATCTCCTACAGACGCTGGAATATTATCTCTCATAAAAACACTTACAATTCTGCTTGGAGTAATTCCACCATCTTGAGTTGCTGCAATTGAGTTAATAACTGAGTTAATAGTCTCAATAAAGTTTCCGTTAGTCTTCCAACTTGATTGAATTCTTAGACCAGATTTGAGAACTGTGGAACCTAATGAGTTTTTAATTTCGGTTGTTTCATAATGATGAACACCAGAATATAGATTCTCATAAGAACCATAGCGATCAAGCATAACTTCATCAAAGGTTATTTGAGTCATCGGCCATTCTGTTTGAATATTCAAAATGTTATTGGAAAGAAGAACTACCCAATCTAAAGTAGAATCATTATAAAACTTATAGGCAACATTATCAGGTCTTTCATCTCCAATAATCGAATACTTCTCAAAGAATGCTAAATTGCCAAAAATATCTTCTCTTAACTTTCCACGCTTGAAAAGATTTTTAACTGGAATATACTCAGAGATATATTTGTCTCCGGGATTTCTTGAGACATATTCAAAGTTTGGGACTTGTCTGAAGTATGGTTTAGTCATTTTAGTATCCTATGCTTGCTGTAGTATCGCCTTTATATTCAAATGGCTTGTAATCTTCATCATATACTGGTGTAATTTCTTGAAATTGTAGGGATAATGTATAAGCAACCATAGTCCCATCTTCATAAGTCATATATGAACCAAGAGGAGTATAATCAACTGAACAATTTGTTAAAGCACACATTTTTGCATCGCTGCCGTTACTTATTTTATTAATTCCTGGATGAAGATTTCCTTCTCCTTTTTGATAATCTATTTTAAAAACATGAGGTGCCTTTAAAAATAAACCATTTTCTTTTCTAACTGACATATGGTATTTGAAATAATTAATAATTCTTTTTATATCATTTGCTTCTTCTTTACCTCTTGCAGACATTTTGAACTGAAAAGAAAATGGTCTCAATTGGGGTCCTTGAAAAAGAAGTTCAAGATTAGGATTAAGAATAACATTATCAGTTCTTGCAAGGATATTATTAATATTTGCTGCTTGCCCTCCAAGGTATCTTTGAATTCTTTGCTGATTATCTTTTAATGCATTATAAGCTTGTCCAGCAAGTTCTTGAAGTTTTCCTCCAATTTCTTCGTATTTGGAGTTCATAAGAGTCATTGATTTTGCATATATTGCAGCATCAATGGCATTTACACTATCTGGACCCCAATCAACTGAATTTTGATCACTAATTGGTGCTTGAATTGCAATAAACACAGCACCGTCTACTTTTTGATATTGTGGAGATCCAAAAGTGAAGTTTAATGTATCTGGATTTTGTCCTGCTCTTCCGATTATTTGAAAAGATTGAAACATTACTCTATCATGTCTTGGATCCATTTTTTTCGGATATCTTATTTGATCAGGAATCATTCTGAGAGATGGTTTAGATTCAATTTGACCAAAGATCTTATCGACAACGGTTAAATCTGGAACAGGAGGAGGTGTTCCTGCTTGATTTGGTGCTTCTGGATCTGGATTTGAACCTGAAGGTGCAGAATTTGGAGATAATAATTGTTGAGCATTTGTAGCTCCTGCTCTTGTTGCAGTTTCAATAGATTTATCTCTGATTATTTTTATATTTTGAGAATTTGATAATGCTTTTTTTTCATTTTCTGTTAAATTTGCATTAGCATCGGGAGTAAATTGTCCCGTTGATGGATTATAAGTTCCTATACTTTCTTGTCTAGTTAATGAAGTTCCTCTATAAATTTGTGTTACTCCGGTTGTTGCATTTACTTCATTGGATAAGATACCACCAATACCTGTTATAGTGTATGGATTTAAACCAGCTGCTCCATAAGTTCCTGCCATCAACCTATCCTCCAACTTACAGAAGGATTAATAATCTCAATTTTTCGTAGAGTATGAGACATTTATAAGCGTATCTTTATAACTTATTTATGGGGTATAATGAATAAAACTTATACTAAAAAAGTTCGTTTTCCGTAATAATTTTGAACTTTATCATTCTATCTTCACACCACTCTTTGATGGATTTCCATTTTGATTGATTAACTTCATAAGTATTAACTTCATTAATATATGTTTTACTTTTCTTTTTCCCACGAACTGGTGGAATTGTTTGTCTTTTTGGTTTTATTTCTATTACATATTTTTCAATTTTTCCATTATCTTCTAGTATTTCTATAATAAAATCGGGAAAATATCTACATACTTTTTGTTTTACCGGATTAAAATATGGAATCCAAAATTCTTCCGATCCATATTTTAATATTTTTGGAGATCTATCGCACCATTGCATAAATTTTAATTCCCAACTACTTCTGTATATTATATTTTTTGAATCTCCAGTATATTTTTCTGGATTTCTTGGGCGAAAATATCCTTGATGGTATTTTGAATCACGAGGCATTTTTCCATCCTTTATGTGATTTTCTTTTTCCAGAAAGAACAGAACCTAAATGTGAAGGATTTAAATTTAATTTTTTACTTATGTGATCTATACAATCAAACTCAACAATTTCACCATCTTTAGAAATTATTTTTCCCCCTTTTTGCAAATGTGGATAAGTATGTCCTTTATTATGTGCAGGTTTTCCTTTTGTTTTTTTGGAAGATGCTTCAATTGCTTTACTCATATCTCTTCCTTTTCCTGCTTCTTTCATTAATTCTAAAGTTTCTTTAGAATAGACATTAGTTTTTCCTTTATTCCAAGGTATGTGATTTTTCTCAAAACCTCCTAGAGAATTACTAATTTTTTCT